TTGGTGCGAGGGAGGGGATTTGAAGCCCTGTTTCTCAACGTGGCATCGATTGATTTCAGGAAATCGACTACAAAGTGACTACAGGCCCGGCGTCCCGGAGCTTTTGCCGGTCACATAGGCGTCCAGCTGGGCGGTGAAGCGTTGGTTCTCGCTCTCCCGGATGTGCTGGTACACCCGCCGGGTGGTGGTGATGTCCGCATGGCCCAGAAGGTGCTGGGCCACCATATCCGGCACCCCGGCATAGAACAGGTTGGTGGCAAACAGATGTCGGAACTGGTGGGCCGTGACCACCGGCTTATAGACGGTGCGCTTTACCCGCCGGGCGGGGCGGGTCGCTGTGGCCGGGATCTCCGTCTCCCGGATGTAGGTCTCGCACAGGCCAAGGCCCCGGCAGTAGAGCATCCACTGGTGGGCATACCGGGTCTCGGTCAGCGGGGCATCGGTGCCCGACAGCACATAGTCCTCGGGAGCGTGGATGGCCTTGCGCAGGGCCAGCAGGGGCCGCAGCGGGGTCAGGATGGGGATGGCCCGGTAGGCCTTTTCCGTTTTCAGCAGCTCTTTATAGGGCTGGTTCCTGTCCCACGGCATGGCCTGCACCGGGGTGATCGTACCAGCATCGAGATCTACGTCCTTCCACTGCAGGCCGTTGGCCTCACCCATCCGCAGGCCGGTGTACTCAAACAGCCACGCCCAGAAGCCGCAGCCCTCGGGATGGGCGTTGATGATGTCCCGCTGCTTCTGGGTGGGCTCTTCCCTGCCGCCCTCCCTCAGCCCCGAGGGCAGCTTTGCCAGCAGCACCGGGTTGCGGGAGCCGTGATAGTTGGTACACCAATAGGTAAACACGCAGGACAGCACGCTCTTGGCGTTTTTCACCGTGTGCTTGCTGTACCCGGCGGCCTTCATGGTCTCCAGATAAGTATACACCGCCTGAGTGTCGATGTCCTCCATGGCGGTGTCCCCAAAATGCTCCTGCGCCGGGTGAATCCGCTTTTTGTAGGCGTTCACCGTCCCCCGGCGCACCGGCGAGCCCCGGCCCAACTTTTCGATATAGCCCTCATACGCCTCCGACACCTCCCGGAAGGTGTGCCGGGCCTGCAGCTCCCCCGAGCAGGCCAGCGCCTGAGCCACCACCGCCTGCTGGTACTTCTGCTCTGCCTCGGCCTTTGTGCGGCCGTAAAATACCGTGGCCCGCTCCAGCCCCCGGGACCGGTGGATCTGCACCCGGCCATCTGCCCGGGCGCCCTTCTTCTTTTTTGTCGTTCCCATATTTTTACTACCTCCATCAGGGTACACTTTGACAAGCCTGCCCGATGGTGGTACAATACAGTCGTGTAGCTCTGTGTTGTACCGCCATCCGGTAAGCCAGTCTATCAAAACGCTTCGGTGCGCCAACACCGGGGCGTTTTTTTTTGTCTACAAAGACCTCTTTCAGGCGACTACAAACCTGCGCAACGCTTGTAGTCAGAAAAAAGGTGAGTGTTCATGCGGGTTTTTTGGGTTTTGTCTACGTTGTCTACCATAATCCTTATACAGACCCTGAATAGAAGAAAATAAGAATATACACGCGTATATATAGCCTTATAGCCTTCCCGTGAGGGATTTATAGGGATTGACGTAGTTTTGTAGTCCTGTAGTCAGAACACCTTCCGGCACTCCACCACGAGGCCGAGCACCCGGACGGGTATCTTTTTCAGGTCGTAGACTTGCGGCTGGTGGACAGGGTTGAAGCTCTTGGGTGTCAGAATGACCAAATCCCCCTCCCGGCGGAAGTACTTCACGGTAGCCTCGTCGCCGTTAACCAGCACAACGGCCAGTTGGCCGTTCTCCACTTCGGGCTGTTCTCGCACGAGGATCTGGTCGCCCTCGGCGATGCCTACGGCGTTCATGCTATCGCCCCGGACGGTGAGCCAGAAGTATCTCGCCCCGTCGGTCTGCCGGATGGGCAGATAGTCCTCGATGTTCTCCTCTGCGTACATTGGCAGGCCTGCCCGGACAGTGCCCAGCAGAGGGGCGACCTTTGTCGGGTCGTAGGGTATAGCGCCCGCTTTCTTTGCCCAGTCGTTGCTCTCGTGGTTTTTCACCACGGGAGCATTTTTATTTTCAGCTTCTTCGTCCTCTTCATACCGCGTATCCCGAGCATCTTTTTCCAGATCCTCTTGAAATCCCACCCAATCCTCCCACGCTGCCGAGACATCCTCGTGGTGCTTCTTCATCAAATAATCCCACTGCGGCCCATAAACGGTAGCGAGCCGGGCATCCGGATCAGCATCCCAGTCGTACGGATCGTCTGTTTCGTCCATAAGGTAGTCCAATGACACGTTGAAGTAATCGGCAATCTTTTTTAGTTGGTCAATCTTTGGAGTGCGGCCTAGTTTTTTCCATGTGGTGACTGCACTTTTGCTAATCCCCATCTCAACGGCCGCAGTCGAGGGGGCCTTTCCCCGGTCCTTACACAAGCGACAGTATCGTTCATAAAACATAGTTTACCTCCGTGCACTTTGTGCAATTCGCTGAAGTTTACGAATGTGCACATTTTGCTCTTGCAATGTTTACGAACGTGGAATATACTAGGCGCAGTGGTTCACGAAGATAAACATTGCTTACCTGTTGACACCATTAGTATAGCATATCTGTTTATTTTTGTAAACATATTTCGCGCAGAAAGGAGTGTACAAACATGAACATCTCTTGGCAAGCAGAGGTATTTGCGCTGATGAAGGACAACAGCATCAGCCGCAATGACCTCGCCGAAGCCGCAGGCGTCACCCCTGAGTATGTCAGCATGGTGCTGAACAAGCGACGCAACCCTGCAGGCGCGGAGAGCAACTTCCGCGCAGCCATTCAAAAATTACTTTATGAAAAGGAGAATACCAACAATGACTGACATTCAGGTGTTCAACAATCCCGAGTTCGGGAGCATCCGCAGCCTCGAGCAGAACGGCGAACCCTGGTTCGTCGGCAAAGACGTAGCCGAGGCGCTGGGCTACGGCAACCCCCAGAGAGCCATCCGTGACCATGTGGACGCCCTCGACAAGGGGGTGACCGAAATGGTCACCCCCGGCGGTAAGCAACAGATGCCCATCATCAATGAGAGCGGTCTCTACTCCCTGATTTTCAGCAGCAAGCTGGAAGGTGCACAGCGGTTCAAGCGCTGGGTCACCTCCGAGGTGCTGCCCAGCATCCGCAAACATGGCGCATACATCGCCGGACAGGAGCAGCTCACTAACGAGGAGTTGCTTGCAAAGGCTCTGGTGGTCACCCACAGGATTCTGGAGGAGCGGGACGCCCGGCTTGCTGCGCAGGATGCCCGCATTTCTGAGCTGACCGTCGCCAACCAGATTGCCGCACCCAAAGCGGAGTACTTCGACGAGCTGGTAGACCGTCGCCTGCTTACCAGCTTCCGGGATACGTCCAAGCAGCTCGAGGTGGGTGAAAAGGTGTTCATCGGCTTCTTGCTGGAGCATAAGTACATCTACCGGGACAAAAAGGGTCACCTGATGCCCTACGCCGACAAGAACGACGGTCTCTTCGAGGTGAAGGAAGGCGTCAACCGGAAAACTGCATGGGCGGGCACCCAGACGCTCATCACACCCAAAGGCCGAGAGACCTTCCGGTTGATGCTGCCTAAAATGCTGGCTACTGAGGCACAGAGGAAGCCTAAGAAGCGCAAGTAAAGGAGTGACCCACCCATGAAACGTCCGGAAGCATGGCATGACGCCTACAGAGCCATCTACGGCAACCTCGGCTGCATCCGCCTGACGGTGGAGCAGGCCGCCGCCCAGATGGGCACCACCGCGAAGCGCGTCACCCAGCAGTACCCGGACGGTTGGAGTGGGCAGGGCCGGGGCAAGACCATCCGGCTGGACACCCTGCTGGATCAGGAATTCAACTGTTACTGAGGAGGTACACCCATGAAGAAGCATGATAACATCACCGTCACCATCACCGGTGGGGTGGCCCTGCTGGCCCTCATCGGGGCCGTCAAGGTGGCCCAGACCGCCTGCGCACTCATCGCCCTCGCACTGGCCCGCTGGGGCGGCTGGGATATGGCAGAGGCCGCTCAGATCGCCCCCGCCATCCTCGCAGCACTGGCGGGTGGGCTGGTGCTCACCAGCAAGGGCCTGCTCGAGGAGGACGACAGCTACACCGAAGAAGCGGAGCACCGGGACGTATGAGCCGCCCCACCGTCGCATGGTACACCATCTACCTCGCCGCCACCGACGAGATCGTGGCCTGCGGCACGGCTGAGGACTGCGTGCAGGCGCTGGGGTTGTCCAGCGTTCCTGTTTTCCGCAGCATCGTGAGCCACGCCCGGCACCAGCCGGAGCAATACCCGAGGTATGTGATCCTCACAGAACAAATCAAAAGGAGCGAACTACCATGAAAACCATCAAGGTCAGACTGACCTTCACCGAGCCGCTGCTGGGCACTTGGCCCGCAAATCAGAATGTGGCCCGGGAGTACATCGCCAGCAAATCCCCGGACGCTGCCACCATCGAGGACGAGGTAGCCGCGCTGGGCGCAGAGGCCGCAGCCGACAAGGCGATGACCGTGTTCCCCCGCAGCGCCGAGGGCCAGCCCATCCTCTACGATTACCAAGTTAAAGGCTTCTTCAAGGATGCCTGCGGGATGCTGGGCCGCATCGGCGGCAAGGACGAGAAGGGCAAGAAGCGGGCCATCAACGAGAGCGGGAAGCTCACCGCCTACAAGAAGATCATCGACGGCCTCATCTTTGTCAGCCCCCGCCAGATCCCCCTGACGGTCATCGGCGAGATGAACGAGTGCCAGCGCCCTCTCCGCGCCCAGACGGCGCAGGGCGAGCGGGTGAGCCTCGCCAACAGCGAGCAGATCCCGGCGGGCAGCACCTGCGAGTTTGAGGTGCTCTGCATGGACGACGCCCACGCGGCTGCGGTGATGGAGTGGCTGGACTACGGCCAGCTCCGGGGCCTCGGCCAATGGCGCAACTCCGGCAAGGGCCGGTTCCGCTACACCCTTCTGGGCTGAGTGCAAGGGCATTGCTCCGCTCCGCTTCGTTTGGCAACGGCTAGGCCCCGCGAAGCATAGCAATGGCTTTGCGTAGGACAGCCATGCTTTGACCCGCAAGGGCAATGGGAGGCATGGCACCGACTTGCAAAGGCAGAGGATAGTACAGCCACGGTCTGCGAGGGCATAGGAAGGCCCAGCTGCGCAGAGGCATAGGACGGCACTGAATGGCAACGGCTTTGGATGGCAGGGCTTCGGTTTGCTAAGCTACGGCAAAGTCTGGCTTTGATAAGCACAGTACAGCAAAGGCAAAGCACGCCATGGCCAAGCGTTGATACGCATTGCAAGGGCGAAGCTTTGCGAAGCGCAGCGAAGCATTGCGAAGGCACAGGACAGAACAGCTCCGAACTGCAAAGCATAGATTCGATGGAATCTTTTTATAAAAGGAGCGATTTACAATGACTTTCAATCTGAATCTTTACGGTGACTCCCCCGCCGAGCTGCGGGCGCTCATCAACGCGCTGGCAGACCTGCCGGGTGGACTCACCATCGGACACACCCCCAGCGTTCCACACCCTGCGCAGCCCCAGAGCGAAGCTGTGACGCAGCCGGACAAGGCCAAGGCCCCGGCACCCGTCAAGCCCAAAAAGGCCGCGCAGAAGCCCGCAGCGGCCTCTGCGGAGGCGCAGGCAGACTCTAATTCGGCCGAAGCCCCGGCTTCTCCTGCGCAGGCGGATGCCGCACCCGCGTCCTCGACCACCTCGCCCGAACCCAAGGCTGACCCCGCCGTGCTGGACAAGATCCGCGACCTCGCCCGCAGCCTCATCGTACAGGGCAAGCGGGACGGCGTCCAGCAGGCCATCAAGAGCGCCGGAGCTGCCGCCATCTCCAAGCTGCCGCCGGAGAGCTACACCGCAGTGTGGGAGCAGCTGCTCAAGCTGAAAGACGAGGTGGACGCAGATGCCGCCGGTTAAACACGCCCTGCTGGGCGCGTCCAGCGCGGCCCGGTGGCTGGCCTGCCCCGCTTCGGCCCGGGCCACCGAGGGTCTGCCGGACGACGAGACCCAGTACACCGCAGAGGGTACCCGGGCGCACGAGGTGTGCGAAGCTCATCTGCGGCATTGTCTGAAGTACTGGGAAGCCGGGCGGGTAGCTCCTATTCTCGGTGAATCTATTCGTCTGGACGGTCAGCCCGATGATCCAGCTGAAATGGTGCGCGCCGCAAACCTTTATGCGAACTTTCTCCACGAGCTGTGGGTCGGCTTTCCCCGCCGCCCGGGCGTCTTCATCGAGCAGGAGGTAGACGTCAGCGAGTGGGTACCCGGCGGCTTCGGCACCTGCGACTGTCTGCTCATCGGCGGAGGACTGCTCCACATCGTAGACTTCAAGTACGGACAGGGCGTTCCGGTCAGCCCGGTGCACAACCCGCAGCTGATGTACTACGCCCTCGGGGCTTACGCCCTTTTCCGGGACATCGACGACATCGACACCGTCTGCATGAGCATCGTGCAGCCCCGCATCCAGACCGAGCCGGAGACATGGCAGCTGCCCCTCGCCGACCTTCTGAGCTGGGCCAGAGAGGTGCTGCGGCCCGGGGCCGAGATGGCGTGGAAGGGCGAGGGTGGCTTCTGCCCCGGCGACCACTGTAAGAAGACCTTCTGCAAGGCTTACCCCAACTGCCGGGCATGGCAGGATAAATACGGCCCACTGGCCGGGTTTGACCCGCTGCCGGAGGCCGCTACACTGAGCGACGAGGAGCTGGGCGGATGGCTGGCCAAGGTGCAGGGCCTCGCCGCCTACGCCAAGGATCTCGAGGACTACGCCCACGACGCCCTTCTGGCCGGGCGCAGCCTGCCCGGCTGGAAGCTGGTGCAGGGCCGCAGCACCCGCAAATGGACCAATCAGGACGCGGCCTTCCAGCGGATGGAGCGCAGCGGCATCGACGAGGCCCTGCTGTACACCCGCACCCCCGTCTCCCTGACCGTGGCCGAGAAGATGATCGGCAAGAAGAAGTTCGCCGAGTTGATGTCGGCCTTTATCACCAAAGCCCCGGGAGCACCCAAACTGGCCGCCGCCGGCGACCCCCGCCCGGAGTACAACGCATTAGAGGGCTTCACGCCCGAGGAGGACTAGTATGAACACAAACGAAGTTATCATCCCCTGCCGCCTTTCCTACGCCAACATCTGGGAGCCGAAGCAGGTCAACGGCACCGGCGACCCCAAGTACAGCTGCTGCCTGCTCATCAAGAAGACCGACACCGCCGCCGTGGCTAAGCTCCGCGCCGCCATCGAGGCGGTCAAGCGCGACCCCAAGGCGCTGGCCAAGTGGGGCGGCAGCGTCCCCAAGAACCTGAAAAGCCCCCTCCGCGACGGCGATGAGGAGAAGGACGACGAGAACTACCTCGGCTGCTTCTTCCTGAACGCCAACGCCGCCGAGAACCGCCGTCCCCGCATCATCGACCGGGCCTGCAATGAGGTGCTGGATCAGGAGGAGGTCTACAGCGGTTGCTACGCCAACGTCAAGGTCGGCCTCTTTGCCTACAGCGCCAGCGGCAACAAGGGCATCGGCGCGGGCCTCGAGGTCATCCAGAAGGTGCGCGACGGCGAGCGCCTGTCAGGCGGCAGCAGCCTCGAGGGCTTCGAGGTATTGACCGACGAAGACAACGACCTGCTGGATTGATCGATACGCCGGAGACCCGCACATCGGGCCTCCGGCCTTTTTGAAAGGAGTACCCTGTGGAATTTATCACCGTAGACATCGAGACCTACTCGCCGCAGGACATCACCAAGGTGGGGGCCTACCGGTACGCACAGGACCCGGAGCTTGAAGTTCTGCTGCTGGGCTTTGCCATAGGCGATGAAGATGCACCGGAGGTAATAGATCTGACAGATCTGCCAGACCCAGGCGCTGTGCTTCGGAAGCAGCTGCCGTGGTTGCTGAATGCCAGCTACACCAAGCGGGCGCACAACGCCGCCTTTGAGTGGTGGTGCTTGTCGGAGGCCATGGGCCTGAGCTGGGAACAGCGGGTGCTTTGGCTGCAGCAGTGGGAGTGCAGCATGATCCACGCCCTCTACTGCGGCCTGCCCGCCCAGCTGGGCGCCCTCGGCAAGGCGCTGCAGCAGCCGGAGGACGCCCTCAAGATGAAAGAGGGCAAGGCGCTGATCACCTACTTCTGCAAGCCCTGCAAGGCCACCAAGGCCAACGGCGGACGCACCCGCAACCTGCCCCGGCACGACCCCGAAAAGTGGAAGCTGTTCTGCAAGTACAACGGCATGGACGTCATCGCCGAGCGGGCCAATGACCAGAAGCTCACCCCATGGCCGGTGCCAGAAGAGATCATGCAGCAGTGGCGGGAGGATGTGGAGATGAATGCCCGGGGCGTGGCCGTGGACATGGGGCTGGTGGATGCCGCGCAGGACCTCCTTGAGCGGAACGCCCTGCCCCTCAAGGCGGAGCTGAAGACCCTGACCGGACTCGCCAACCCCGGCAGCCGGGTGCAGCTCCTCGGCTGGCTGGAGAACCGGGGACTGAAGCTCCCCGGCCTCGGCAAGGACGTGGTAGACGACGCCCTGAAGATGGAGCTGCCCTCAGACGTCCGCCGGGCGCTGGAGCTGCGCCAGCAGACCAGCAAGGCCAGCAACTCCAAGTACAAGACCATCGCCCTGAGCCGAGGCCCGGACGACCGGATCCGGGGCACGCTGCAATTCTACGGCGCGTCCCGCACGGGGCGCTGGGCCGGGCGGCTGCTGCAAAGCCAGAACCTGCCCCGCACCTACCTCGACCATCAGGCCGAGTGGCGGGCCATCGTCCAGAGCCGCGACCTTGAGGGCCTGCAGCTCCTCACCGACAACGTCGCCGACACCCTGAGCCAGCTCATCCGCACGGCGCTGGTGCCTGCCAAGGGCTGCACCTTCGTGGACGCCGACTTCTCCGCCATCGAGGCCCGGCTCATCGCGTGGCTGGCGGGCGAAGAGTGGGTGCTGGACGTCTTCCGCACCACCGGCAAGATCTACGAGGCCACCGCAGCCCGCATCTTCGGTGTGCCGTTCGAGAGCATCGTGAAGGGCAACCCCAACTACAAGTACCGCGCCCGGGGCAAGGTGGCCACGCTGGCGCTGGGATATGAGGGCGGGGTATCCGCCATGAAGCGGATGGGCGGCGACGCGCTGGGCCTCGACGACGAGGGCCTGAAGGACATCGTGAGCCGCTGGCGCAGGCAGAACCCCAACATCCGCAGCCTCTGGAAAAAGATGCAGGACGCCGCCGTCCACACCATCCGCACCGGGCAGACCACGAGGCCCCGGGCAGGCGTCATCTTCCGCAAGGAGATGAGCCGGAGCGTCCCCTTCCCTTTTCTGACCCTCCAGCTGCCCAGCGGACGGAAGCTCTTCTACGCGGACCCGAAGCTCGCCCGGGAGGCCAACTGGCGGGGCGACCACGAGATTTTATATAAGGAATGGGACAACGGCAAATGGCAGGAGTCCAAGACCTACGGCGGCAAGCTCACCGAGAACCTGACGCAGGCCGTGGGCCGGGACTGCCTCGCCTTTGCGCTGGACAACCTGCGCCGGGCAGGCTACCGGGTGGTCTTCCACATCCACGACGAGGTAGTCATTGAACTGCCGAACACGCAGGACGCGGAGGCCGCACTGGAGGACGTGATACGCATTATGAGCCGTGTGCCGCCATGGGCCGAGGGGCTGCCCCTGAGCGCCGCAGGCTGGCACGGAGACTTTTTTACAAAGGACTGAGGACGATGAAGAAAACAGAATCCCTACCCAGCACCTCGGCGCTGTTCGCCTGCACCTGCGGTGCAATGCCCTACGACGCAGAGAAACGCCCGAAGGGCAAAGTCGAGCTAACCCGCTACCGCAAGAGCAGCAGGTACGCAAATGACGGAGGCTGGTCGGTGGTCTGCACTCGCTGCGGCAGGGTCGGCGAGCGCGGCAGCACACAAATTGACGCAAAGGCCAGATGGAACGCGCACCGCTTCCGCTATGGCCCACTGAAGGAGGGAGAAGAATGAGCGACACACTGAAGATCTGCACCGGCTCCAGCCGCACGGCCACCGAGTGGGAGCTGCACGAGCTGAGCTGGGAGGGCTTCGCCTCCACCCTCTCAGACCGGATGCAGCAAAACTGCGGCACCGAGACCCACGCGGAGTACATGTCCCTGCCCAAGGCGCAGCAAGCCGACCTCAAAGACGTGGGCGGTTTTGTGGGCGGCACCCTGCGGAACGGAAGCCGCAAGCGAGGCTGCTGCACCGGGCGCAGCCTCATCACGCTGGACATGGACAACTGCGCCCCCGGCAGCACCGAAGACTGGGTCGCGGCCATCAAGAGCATCGGCACAGCTGCGGTCTACTCCACCCGGAAGCACGACCCGGAGCACCCCCGGCTGCGGGCCATCTTCCCCACCGACCGGGTCATGCAGCCGGAGGAGTACCAGCCCTGCGCCCGGATGCTTGCCCAGATGCTCGACCCCACCATGCAGGTGTTCGACTCCACCACCTTCGAGGCCGAACGGCTGATGTACTGGCCCAGCCGCAGCGCCGACAGCGCATGGGTCTGCGAGGCCACCGAGGACGGCAGCCGCATCTGCGTGGACGACCTGCTCTGGCTTTACCCGGACTGGCACGACGCCCGCAGCTGGCCTGCCTGCCCCGCAGAGCAGCAGGTCAAGCTGCCCGGCGGCAAGCAGGCTGACCCTACGGCCAAGCCCGGCGTCGTGGGCGCATTCTGCCGGACTTACGACATCCGGCAGGCTATCGAAAAGTTCCTGCCCGGGGTGTATGTGGATGCAGGGGCAGGACGTCTGACCTACGCTGCAGGCAGCACCACCGCCGGCGCGGTGCTCTACGACAACGATACCTTTATTTACAGCCACCACAGCACCGACCCCGCAGGAGGCAAGCTGCTCAACGCATGGGATCTGGTGCGCATCCACCGCTTTGGAGAGCAGGACACGGACGCCGCCCCCGGCACGCCCACCGCCAGCCTCCCCAGCTGGCATCAGATGCGGGCGCTGGCCGAGGCCGACGGCCCCACCTCCGCCCTGCTGCGGCAGGAGGCCGTAGACCACGCGATGGAGGGCTTCGAGCCGCTGCCCGAGGAGGACACTGACCCGGATAAATGGCAGGAGAAGCTCGACCGCACCCAGAAGGGTGCCATCGCCTGCACCATTCAGAACGCATGGATCATCCTCGAGAACGACCCCGCCCTCAAGGGCCGTATCTGGATGGACACCTTCTCGGAGCGGCTGCGCTGCAAGGGGCCGTTCCCATGGAACGACCGTGACGCCGAGCGGGACTGGTCGGACGAGGACGACGCAGGCATCCGCTGGTATCTCGAGACCATCTACCACTTCAGCGGGGTCAACAAGGCCGCAGACGCCGTCGCCCTGACCGGAGGACGACACGCAAAAGACCCGGTGCGGGAGTACCTGCTGGGCCTCGTCTGGGACGGCATGGAGCGCCTCGACACCCTCTTCATCGACTACCTCGGCGCAGAGGATACGGGGTACACCCGGGCCGTGACCCGCAAGATGTTCACCGCTGCGGTGGCCCGGTGCTTCCGCCCGGGGTGCAAGTTCGACCAGATCTGCATCCTCAGCGGCAAGCAGGGCATCGGCAAGAGCCTGCTCCTCAGCCGGATGGGCCGGGAGTGGTTCAACGACAGTATCACCAGCTTCGACGGCAAGGACGCCCGGGAGAACCTGCGGGGCGTCTGGATCGTCGAGCTGGGCGAGCTGACAGCCTTCAGCCGCTCCGAGAGCGAGGCCGCAAAGCAGTTCCTCAGCCAGACCGAGGACAGATACCGGGCCGCTTATGGCCGCAGAACGGTGCAGTACCCCCGCAGGTGCGTGTTCTTCGGCACCTCCAACGGCTCCGATTTCCTCCGGGACACCACCGGCAACCGCCGTTTCTGGCCCATAGACTGCTGCTTCGAGCGCCGCACGAGGGTCGTGCATGACGATTTGACCCCCTCCGAGGTGGACCAGCTGTGGGCCGAGGCCATGGCCCGGTACAACGCCGGAGAAGACCTCATGCTCCGGGACGAGCTGCACGCAGCCGCCCTCGCAGAGCAGCAGGCTCACACTGAGCGGGACCCGTGGGAGGGGGCCATCGCCGACTTCCTCGAGCGTCCGCTGCCCCCGGGCTGGCCCAAGATGACCGTCGAAGAGCGGGTCTGCTGGTGGGAGACCGGCCCCGCCGAGGGCGTCCCTACGGCCCCCAGAGCCTCCGTCTGTGCCGCCGAGCTGTGGCGGGAATGCCTCGACCGCACCGGCAGAGACCTTGACCGGCAGCAGTCCAAGCGCATCGCCGCCATCATGAACGGCCTCCCGGGGTGGTCGCCGGTCAAGTATCCCCTGCGCTGCGGCCCCTACGGGATGCAGCGTTCGTGGAGGCGAAATGAGGAGTAATTACCACCCGAAAATCTGACTACAAACGATGGCCGAAACCACCGTTTTTGTCTACAGACGACTACAAACAAAAAGCTGACTACAGACTACAGAGAATCCGGCAAACTTTAAGGCAACAAAAGAAAGGAAGAACCGAAAACGCCGCTTGTCTACAAACGACTACAAAGGATTTTCCGTTTGTAGACAGCTTTGTAGTCAGGAAAAAGCGAGTGTTCATGCGGGTTTTCTGGTTTTGTCTACGTTGTCTACAATAAAATCCCTTGGAAGGAGAAAAAGAAAAGGAAATAAGAAATGCGCGCGTACACGCGAGAGTCTTATACGCTTCACGTGAGGGATTTATAGGAATTACGTAGTCTTTTGTAGTCCTGTAGTCAGCCCGAGAGAAGAGAGGAGAAACTAAGATGCTGACAAATAAGCCCTTGGAAAAGTCCATCGAGAACGTCCTCCGGGAGGAGGTGGAACGGCAGGGAGGGATGTGCCTGAAGTGGACCTGCCCCGGACACAGAGGCGTACCCGACCGGATGATTCTCTTCCCCGGCGGCATCATCGCCTTTGTGGAGCTTAAGCGCCCCGGCGCGAAGGTCAAGGCAGGCGGCTTGCAGGAGTGGTGGCGGGAGAAGATCCAGAGCTTCGGTTTCCGGTGCTACGAGGTCAGCACCGCAGAGCAGGCGAAGAGCATCGTCAGCTTTCTCGAGACGGAGAGCTTCATCACACTGACAGAGGAGCATCCCTGACGCACAGAGCTAAAAGAAACGGAGGTCAAAACAATGCAGCAATTTCACCCGCACCCGTATCAGCAGGCGGGCATCGAGGCCATTCTGGAAAAGCCCGGAGTGGCCCTCTGGATGGAGATGGGACTCGGCAAGACCGTCGTGACCCTGACCGCCATCGACCAGCTCCTCTATGACCGGCTGGAGATCCGCCGGGTGCTCATCATCGCGCCCCGGAAGGTGGCCGAAGCGACGTGGCAGGACGAGGCAGCCAAGTGGGAGCACCTGCGGCATCTGCGCCTCTCCACCGTGCTGGGCAGCGAGAAGCAGCGTCTCGCCGCGCTGGCTGCCCCGGCGGATATTTACATCATCAACCGAGAGAACACGGCGTGGCTGGTGCAGACGCTGGGCAGGAAGTGGGATTTCGACATGGTGGTGCTGGATGAGGCGTCCAGCTTCAAGAACCATGCAGCCCAGCGCTTCAAAGCCCTCAAAGCCGTGCGCCCCCGCATCCACAAGCTGGTGGAGCTGACCGGGACGCCCAGCCCCAACGGCCTGCTGGACCTCTGGGCGCAGGTCTGGCTGCTGGATCAGGGGCAGCGGCTGGGCAGGTACATCACCCACTACCGACAGCAGTACTTCTGGCCCACCCAGTACAGCTACGAGCCGAAAGCAGAGGCTGCGGAGGCCATCCATACCGCCATCCGGGACATCGTCCTCAGCTTCAAAGCCGCCGACCACCTGACCCTGCCGGAGAAGATCACCGAGGACATCCCGGTGGTGCTGGACGAAACGGCCCGGGACCTCTACAAGACCCTCGAGCGGGAGTATCTGCTGAACGTGGACGGCGAGGCCATCACCGCCCAGCAGGCCGCGTCCCTCACCGGCAAGCTGCTCCAGCTGTGCAACGGCAGCCTCTACGACGAGGCCGGTGCCGTCCACCCGCTCCACCGGTGCAAGCTGGACGCCTTCGATGAGCTGATCGACGCGCTCGACGGCCAGAGCGCCCTTGTGTTCTACAATTTCCGCTTCGACGAGGAGCAGCTCACCGAGCTTCTGAAGACCCGCCACAGGGGCCTCAGAGCCGCCGTGCTGCGCTCCGACGCAGAGGCCCGGGCATGGAACGCCGGGGAGCTGGACGTCCTTCTGGCCCAACCTGCCAGCTGCGCCTACGGGCTGAACCTCCAGCAGGGCGGGCATCACCTCATCTGGTACAGCCTGCCGTGGAGCCTCGAGCTTTATGCGCAGGGCGAAGCCCGACTCTACCGGCAGGGCCAGACCCAGAGCGTCATCGTCCATCGCCTCATCGTCAAGGGCGGAGCCGACGCGCTGGTGGCAAAGGCCCTCACCCGCAAAGACACCGACCAGAACGCTCTGATGCAGGCCGTGAAGACCCGCATCCGGGAAGTGCAGAGAGGAGAGCACCCATGAGCATCCGAGCATTCCGTAGGCTGACCCGGACACAGCGCCGGGCCTTTATCGACACCATCACCGACCCCCTCACCCGCCGGGTGTTCGAGATCGCATTCCTCGGTCCCGGCAAGGTCAGCTGGCAGAAAGCCGCCCTGCTCTACGGCGGCGGTATTTCCCCGGAAACGCTCCGGGTCTGGGTCTGGCGGGAGCTGCATCGCGCGAGCGCCCGCGCAGAGCGTCCGTGAGCGCTCCGTCTCGCCAGACAGCAGCTTTCACGCCAAAGCGCCAAAAGCCCCGCACGGAGCCTCGCAGCCGCCAGTGCGTGCAAATCGTAACGCTTTTGAGGTTTTACCCATGCTATGCTTTCTGAGATAACGACACAGGAGGCAGAGCATGGGTTTTTCGAATGAACGGATGAGGACGGCGCAGCTGGCGGGATGGTTCCTGCTAGATGGCCTCGAGCTGACCCCGGCGGGCAACCCCATCACCCAGCCGCAGGAGCTGCCCTTCGGGGTGGATCACCTCATCGGTTTCAATGAGCTGCTGACCTGCAAGCACCCGGAGAGTGCAGGGGTGCATTTCTTCCTCGACGACTACCAGTTCGAGCGATTCTGGCGTCAGCCGCAGCGGTATCTCGCCGCGCTGGCAAAGTGCCCGTTGGTCATCGGGCCGGACTTTTCGCTGTACACCGACTTCCCCGCCCCGCTGCAGCGGTGGAACCACTACCGCAATCAGCTGCTCACCGCGTATCTCCAGCGGCAAGGCATCTGCGCCATCCCTGCTGCCGGATGGGCCGACGATGCCAGCTTTGACTGGTGCTTCGACGGCATCTCCCCCGGAGGGGCAGTGGCGGTAAGCACGGTGGGCTGTCTTGTGCACAGGCAGGCGGAGGCCGGATTTCTCGCAGGGCTGGAAGAACTGCTGCGGCAGGTGCGGCCCGAGGAGCTGCTGCTCTACGGCAGCGTGACGCCCGACATCGCAAACCTCCTGCAAAGCAAGAGCATCCCGTGGCAAGCATTTCCACACGGTATGGCGGCCCGCAGAAGGGCCAGAGAGGAGGCGCGGTAATGGGCGGCAGAGGAAGCAGCATGAGAGGCAGTCAGGGCATGGGAGGAGGCGCAGGAGCGCCCGCAGCCGCCGCGCAGGCGATGCCCACGGTACAGGCGGCACCGGCGGTGCAGCAGGCAGGCCCGCCCACCGGCGCAAACGGCTTTGGACATCTGACGCCCCAGCAGGTGGCCGCATTTGAGAACGCCGCCCAGCAGCAGATGCAGCGCGACCCGGCGCTGGCGGCAGGCGTCGTGGACTACATCAACCCGGTCATGCAGAGCAACGGCAAGGCCCTGAGCCAGAACGCCAACTGGGCCGCAGCGAACGGTCTGCCCCTGACCAAGCGGCAGCAGGCCATGATGGACGCAGTGGATAAGCTGGCCAAGCCCATCGGGCAGGAGACCACCCTCTACCGCGCCGACCACGACGACTTCCTGAAGCGCCTGAAGGTCAACAACTACCAGAGCATGAGCGACAGCCAGCTGCGCAAGGCGCTGGTAGGCAAGACATGGACGAATGAATGTCTGGAGTCCACGGCCTACGACAGCCGGGATAACCCCTTCTGGCCGCAGCCGAACGGACGCAGCACCGGCAAGTCCGGGCAAGGCGGCTCCGTCTCCGGCAACCGCGAGGTACTGATCCGGTACCACACCGCCAAAAGCGCCCGCGCGGCATTCATCCAGCCCAGCCAGTCCGAAGCGGTTCTGGCGGTGGGCACCCATCACAAAATCACCGGCGTCCGGTCTACCCGCACCGGACCGTCTCACACATACCTGACCGGCAAACGTGTGATTGAACTGGAAATCGAAGTGTGGTAAAATCAATTCGGAGGACTTTACTATGGCAGCAAAGAAAGACCCTTATGCAAAGTTCCGCAAGCTCAAGCAGCACCCGGACTACGACAAAATGACCCCGGCAGATCGCCGCCTGTACGGCGAATACCTGCAGTCGGACGAGCAGAAGTTCCGGCCTCTCGACACCCCGAAAACGAGCCGACCTTTCCCCAATCTGGGCATGGAGAAGCCCGCAGCGAAGAAGAAGACCGCTGCAAAATCGAAGAAAAAGTAAATCGTAACGGTTTGCCCCCGCATTTCGTGTTACCCTTGACCGAGAAATTCACGGCCAAGGGAGGAAGGACATGGGCGGCAGAGGCACAAGCATGGGCGGCAGCCACGGCATGGGCGGAGGCGGCGGTGCAGCGAAAGCGGCATCGGCAGCGCCCCAGACCCGGGAGCAGCAGCTGCTTGCACAGATCAAGGGCAACCCGGCGGCCCTGATGCAGATGAGCGATCAGGACGCGGCAGATACGGTAGCAGCCATCGAAAAGCTGCCCATCGCCACCGACGGCACCGAGCGAGACTGCTTCATCCAGCGGTACATGAACGCCATCGGATGGAGCAACAACAAGCCCACCGTGCTGGACGACAACGCATACGAGAAAGCCCGCAAGCAGGCCGGTGAGGAATCCATGTACCACTCGGCAAAGAACTTTGGCGGCAAGACCGGCGGCGTATTCAACGATCAGCTCATGACCGGCAAAACCGCGTTTGCGTTTGAAGGACTGTACGGTGCAGGCACTTACTGGGCGCATGACAGTGCAGGCGCTTCCGCTGGGTACGGCCCGTATCAGGTCAAAGCATTTCTCAACGGTAAGGCAAAGGTTACGACCACATACCAGCTGAGTCAGGAATGGAATCAGCTCGCAGCAAAAAAGCCCCGGCTGTTCGCCGCATTAAGCAGTGCAAAGCGAGGCAGCTATGGCGGAGATAACGAAACGATCTACCCATTTCTTGCCGCAGCGAAGGGATTTAACGTCATCATCAAAAGCGACTACTCAAACAGCAGCACGTCGCGCAGGCGAGGGCAGTATGTCATTACTTTGGATCGCAGCGTGACCACAATGAGCAGCAAAACCATCAACAATGCATGGAGGTCCATGGCAAACTGGTAAAGGGAGGATACAAATGGCAGAATCCAGATGGGACGAAAAGTTGATTACTCGGTTAGAGGAGAGTCCCGAGGGACAGAAGCACGGGCAGGGCGCCCGCAAGTACGCAGTCGATTGCTGGTACATCCATATCGGCGAGTGGGAGGCTCCCAAGGGATGGAAAGACCCCTACGCCAAGCTGGACAAAGCCGCAAAGGCCAAGCCCAAGGCGAAGTCCAAAAAGTAATTCATAACGCTTTTTCCGTAGACTCTCTGGTATAATCGCCAGAGAGTCTATTTTTGTTTGCCCGGGAGGTATGGCATGGACAGCGCAAAGCACCAGATCGAGTATAAGCGGCTGGACGAGATACGGCCCTACGACAACAATCCCCGGCGCAACGACGAGGCCGCAAAGGCAGTGGCCAACAGCATCCGGGAGTTCGGCTTCCAGTCCCCCATCATTGTGGACAGGGACGGCGTCATTATCGCCGGACACACCCGGTACAAGGCCGCCCGGAGGCTCAAGCTCCAGACCGTGCCGGTCATCGTGGCCGCAGAGCTGACGCCCGAGCAGGTCAAGGCCCTGCGCATCGCGGACAACTCCACCGGCGAAGTGGCCGAGTGGGACTTGCAGCTTCTGGTGCAGGAGCTGACCGGCATCGACTACGACATGGCCGACTTCGGTCTGAATCTTGAGATCAGGGTGGACGAAGAGGTCAAAGAGGACGACTTCGACGCTGAGCCGCCCGAGAAGCCCATCACCCAACGGGGAGACATCTGGCTGCTGGGCGACCACCGGGTCATGTGCGGCGACAGCACCAGCCCGCAGGATGTGGAGCGGCTCATGGACGGCCAGCTGGCTGACCTGCTGCTCACCGACCCGCCCTACAACGTCAACTACGAGGGCAGCAACGGCAAGAAGATCGAGAACGACAACATGGCAGAGAGCGAGTTCCGGCAGTTCCTGCTCAAGGCATACAGCCGGGCCTTCGACGCCTGCCGCACCGGGGCCAGCGCGTATATCTTCCACGCCGACACCGAAGGCGAGGCCTTCCGGGCCATGTTCCGGGAGGCTGGCTGGGGGCTGCATGGTTGCCTCGTCTGGGTCAAGAACAGCCTTGTGCTGGGCCGCAGCGACTACCAATGGCAGCACGAACCCTGCCTGTACGGCTGGAAGCCCGGGGCCAACCACTACTTCATCAACGACCGCAGCCAGACCACCGTCATCGACGACGCGAAGCCAGACGACCTGCGGCACATGAAGAAGGACCAACTGCTGGACTGGGCCATCAAGGCGCAGGCCCTGCTCACCCAGACGCCCAGCAGCGTCCTCCGCTGCGATAAGCCGCCCCGCAACGCAGAGCACCCCACCATGAAGCCGGTGGTGCTCTGCGGCAGGCTCATCAAGAACAGCTCGAAGCCCGGCCAGACCGTGCTGGACCTGTTCGGCGGCAGCGGCTCCACCCTCATCGCCTGCGAGCAGCTGAGCCGGAGGTGCTGCACGATGGAGTACGACCCGAGGTATGTGGACGTCATCGTGAAACGGTGGGAGGACTTCACCGGCGAAAAGGCGATCCGCCTCAAATAACCATCCCCGCCGGGGCCGGGTTTTCTACTCCTTTCCCGCCCCGGTTTTATCATAGCCAAAACGGCGCACGCCCGGGTCATCCTCCGCCCGCAGGGCCTCTTCCGAGGGGCCGGTGTGCGCCGTTTTCTCATACGGAGGTGACACCTTGGCACGAGAATCCCTCATCAGCAAATGGAACAGTCCCAGCGGCCTGCTGCGATTGCAGCGGCTGGCTATGCACGGCCTCAACCAGTCCGAGATCTGCGAGCAGATCGGCGTGCCGACCCGCACCTTCCGGCGCTGGTGCACGCAGGACCCCCGCATCGCACAGGCCATCAGCGTGGGCGCAGAGGCAGCGCTGGCCAGCGTGGAGAATGCCTTGTTCAAGAAGGCCCAGAGCGGCGATCTGGGGGCGATGTGCTTTTATCTGAAGAACCGTGACCCCGAGCACTGGTCAGAGCACCCGGAGCTGCGGGGCTACGACGGAAAGGTGGTGTTTGTGGATGACATACCAAAGACGGAGGCCCCCAAACCTTCTCAAGCAGCAGCTGAAACTCAGCAGCCTCATCATCCCTGAATACTACGCCGCCCACACAGCCATCTGGTCGGGTGAGTACAACGAGTATCTGGGCGACGGCGGACGCGGCTCTCTCAAGTCCACCTTCGCCGCCACCGAAGTGGTGCTGCTCCTCATGCGGGTGCCCAACATCCACGCCGTCGTCCTGCGCAAGGTGGGCAACACCATCGCCACCAGCGTCTGGCCCGAGTACAACCGGGTCATCGACCGCATGGGCATCCGGCATCTCTGGAAGCAGCAGAAGAAGCCCTACACCCTCACATACATCCCCACCGGGCAGACCATCCAGTTCTACGGCCTCGACGACCCGGGCAAGCTGAAGTCCATCGCCGTTCCCTTCGGCTACTTCGGCGTCATGCACTTCGAGGAGTTCGACCAGTACGACGGCCCGGAGGAAGTCCGAAACGTAGAACAGTCCGTCTTCCGAGGCGGACCGTTCAGTTTTTCCTTCAAGACCTTCAACAGCCCGGCCATGGCCCGGCACTGGGTCAACCGGTACAAGCGGGAGCCGAAGCCCAAGCAGTTCCGCCACCACACCACCTACCTGACCACCCCGCCCGAGTGGCTCGGCCCCCGATTCTTCGATGACGCGGAGACCCTGAAACAGCGCGACCCGGTGGCCTACGCCCACGAATATATGGGCGAGGTGGTAGGCTGCGGCACCGCCGTGTTCGAGAATCTGGAGCTGCGGCCCATCACCAGCGAGGAGATCGCCGGCTTCGACCGGCGCTACTACGGCCTCGACTTCGGCTGGTATCCCGACCCGAACCACTTCGGCGGAATGAGCTACGACCACGCCCGGCAGACCATCTACATCTTCGAGGAACACCGCGCCCAGAAGGAAACGGATGCCCAGCTGGCAGAGGTACTGAAAAAACACCAGCGGGAGACCATCATCGCGGACAGCGCGGCCAACCGCTCCATCGCCACCCTGCGCGACCTTGGCTTCCGGCAGCTGCGCGGCTGCACCAAGTATGCCCGCAACGGCGGCACCAGCGTGACCGACGGCATGAAGTGGCTGCAGAGCCGGGCCAAGATCGTCATCGACCCGGCACGCTGCCCGTGGACTGCCCGGGAGTTTTCGGAATATGAGTACGCCATCGACAAAAAGACCGGCGAGGTGGCCCCCGGGTATGTTGATGCCGCCAACCACAGCATCGATATGACCCGGTACGCCCTCGAGGACGTCTGGCAGCAGAGAGGAGCACAGAACGCATGATAAACCACGCCGACATCGAGAACATCATCGGCTGCAAAACACTGGTCACCGACCGGATGCAGCAGGCCATCGAAGGGTGGTATGACGCTGCCATCAACGGTCTACCCCTCAGCCGCGACCCGGAGACCCTCTCTCTGGGCCTGCCTGCGGTCATCTGCAGTGAGCTGGCCCGGCTGACCACGCTGGAGCTGGACGCCAAGGTGGAGGGCAGTCCCCGGGCAGACTGGGTGAACGCCCAGCTGCAGCGGGTGCTGGCTCCCCGCAGACGGCGGAAATTCGCCCTCGCGCTGGCGCTGGGTAGCGGCATCTGGAAACCCTACCAGAGCGGCAAAAGCATGGGCGTCGGCTTCAGCAATGCGAGCCAGTATTTCCCGGTGGCCCACGATGTCAACAGCTGTCTGACCGAGGGCGTGTTTGTGGACACCTTGCAGGACGGCGGCGAATGCTACCACCGCATCGAATGGCTCCATCTCCTCGAGAGCAGGGCCGACCTGCGGGACGCGGAGCTGGCCCTTTTGGAGGACTACGACCTCGACCCGCCGGGGCAGTTTCCCTGTGTGCAGGTCATCAATCTGGCGTTTCGCAGTGCTACACGAAGCTCGCTGGGCAGCCCGGAAGACCTGAGCATCCGCCCCGAGTGGGATGAGCTGCAGCCAGTGGCATGGCTCACCGGGCTGGACAAGCTGCCTCTGGGCTACTTCGTAACGCCCATCGTCAACAACATCGATCCCGACAGTGAGCTTGGAGCCGCCATGTTCGAGTCCGCCCGGCAGCAGATCATCGACGCAGACGAGCAGTATACCCGGCTGGACTGGGAGTACGAGGGCGGCGAGCTGGCCGTGGACACCGCAGGCAGCTATCTCAAACCCTCCGGCGTCGGGCAACAGCTCTCCCGCGCCGAGGCGCTGCGCCAGTATGGCGTCCCGCCCGAGGCCATCGACAGCACCGCGCCCCATCACCGGGAACGGCTGTTCCACGGTCTTGATGTCAACACCGGCATCCTCCAGAGCACCCCCTTCTATCAGGTCTTCTCCCCCGCCCTGCGGGACGGCAGCTACCTCGCCGGTCTGAACCAGTATCTCCGCAATGTGGAGAGCCACGCGGGTCTGAGCTTCGGCGTCCTCTCGCAGGTGGCCGACGTGGAAAAGACCGCCACCGAGATCGTCAGCAGCAAGCAGAAGCTCTACGCCACCGTGTCCGACCTTCAGGCAGCGCTGGAGGACGCTCTGCGGGGCCTCGTCGAGGCGCTGGACTACTGGGCCGACCATATCCCCGACGCCCCGAGGCGGGGCAAGCTGAGCGTCTCCTTCAAGTGGGACGACAGCATCATCCTCGATCGGCTTTCCGAGATGGCCCAGTGGCAGCAGGAAGTCACGATGGGTCTGCGGGGCAAAGCCGAGTACCGTCAGCACTTCTACGGCGAGGACGAGCAGACGGCCCGGGCGGCCATTGAAGCCATCCAGCACGAGAACGGCGGCGATGACATTCTGAAAGGAGTCCTGAGCAATGGCAGTGAACACTAAAAAGGCCCGGATGGAGCAAGCCGCAGCCCGTCTGGACCATCTGGCAGGCAACGCCAGCGTTCTCCGCTCTCCGGAGCTGTGGGAGCGGTATCATGAAGCCGTAAAGATCACCGAGCTGCTGGGCTTCCATGTCACCCAGAGCGGTGGACGCCATACGGTGACGCCATGCTGACGCCGAAGCAGGTAGACCGCTACACCGGCCTGCTGGCCGCACCATGGGACGAGCTGGGTGAGCGCATCCTCCGGGACATGGTGCGCCGCATCCTCAAGGCAGGGCGGGTCACAGACACTGCCCGGTGGCAGATGCTCCGTGCGGAGGCACTGGGTGCAAGCCGGGCCTATCTCATCCAGCAGATGAACGCCATCGTGCAGCAGATCAGCCCCAAGGAGGCCGTTCTGTTTGCCCGGGCGATGCAGGAGGCCTACGACATCGACGGGAAGGACGCAGCCGCAGCGGGCCGTGCATTGCCCCCTCTGGGCGAGAGCGAGGAGGCGCAGCAGATCGTGCGCAGCGGCTACCGCCGCACCCTGAACACCCTCTACAATCTCACCCAGACCCGGGCGGTCATGGGCAACGACAACATGGTGGAGACCACCCAGCGCCAGCTGGCCTATTACCTCGACATGGCCCACTCTGACGCCGTTAGCGGGGCGTTCAGCTCCGACGACGCGGCCCGCCGTGCCCTCAACGAGCTGGCGTCCAAGGGCGTCGGGGCCATCACCTACCCCAGCGGCCATGTGGATACGCTGGATGTGGTGGTGCTGCGGGCCTGCCGCACAGGGGTCAATCAGACCGCAGGAGAGATCACCCGGTACAACGCCGACGCCCTCGACTGCGACCTGATGGAGCTGGACGCCCACGTGGGCGCTCGCACCGGCGACGGCGGGCAGGACCTGACCAACCACAGCTGGTGGCAGGGTCAGATCGTCAGCCGGAGTGGGAAGCACGGCTACCTCTCGCTGGCCGACATCGGCTACGGCGACGTCCGGGGCTTCATGGGGGCCAACTGCTCCCACAACTGGTCGATGTACTGGGAGGGGGCGAGCGTGCGCAGCTACACCCCCGAACGGCTGGCGAGGATCAATGCCGCCACCGTCTCCTACAACGGCAAAGACATCGGGAGGTACGCGGCCACCCAGATGCAGCGTGCACAGGAGCGCCGCATCCGGGCCGAGAAACGGGCCTTTCTTGTTGCCCGGGAAAGCGGCCAGCATGATATGGAAAAGGCCGCAGCGGACAAGCTGGCCGCCTCTCGTGCGAAGCTGAAGGACTTCTGCCATCAGACCGGTCTCCATTCCTACCAGCTGCGGGAATCTGTCCCCGGCTTTGGGCGGAGCGAGGCCGCAAGCGCAGCGGCGCAGGCGAGGAAATAAAAGGCGTCTCGACGCTTTCTGACGCTTATGTTTACTGTACTTTCTAAAAGGGGCATGGTATAATCAGCCCGCTATAGAAAGTGAGGTTTTGTCATGAAAAACAATCTGTTCCGGATAGGCGCTGCGGCCCTCGCGCTGGCGGCTTTGCTGACCGCCTGCGGCGGCAGCTCTTCCAGCACGCCTGCATCCAGTGCAGCCCCGGCTGCGGAAAGCGCCGTGAGCGCCGCCAGTGTGGTGGAGTCCGAGAGTAGTGCCGTTTCTGAAGCAGCATCCGAGAGTGAAACCGGTCTCCAGTCCTACGTTATCGACGGTGTCACCTTCATCGTGGGCAATGTCCCAAACGACGTTACCGGAAACTGGCGCTTTGCCACGGTTTCGGAGGGCGTCGACATGACCCAGTACGCGGTGGAGTATTATAAGCAGTGCTTCGGCAGCGACAGTGAGATTCATTTTATCATCGACGATAATAGCGGAACGACCACCAAACTCGCCTATATGTTCGGAAATATTGACGTCCTTGTGAAGGAACACGTCAAGGATGAAGAGTTTGATGCCAAGACGCTGGGCAACGGTGCTACACTGGCAGAATACTTTGTAGACGTAGAAACCGGCGAGGTCGAAAAGGTTAGCTGAGAAATAGACAAGACAAAAGCCCTGAAGGAATGCACCTTCAGGGCTTTTCTTATTGGGGTAATTCACTTGAAGCGACCCAGCAGTTCATCCACGAAGTCCATCGCCTCCTGCGTGGACGGCAGTGTGCACCACCCCCGGTCGTAATAGGCTGCTTCCTGCCAGTACCGGACCTCCCCGGGAGGCAGTTCAGCGATCCAGAGCTTCGAGACCCTCCCGCCATTGATGCCACACGCGCTGCCCTCGGGGTAGACCTTGGCCTCCCACCGGAACACGTGCCCGTTCCGCTCGGTCTGGCCCTCGTGCCAGAACTGACCGCCCATCTCCGCGCGGAACCCACGCATCACTGATCACCTCCCTCATAGTCCACCACGTAGCCGTTATACTCGAAGGTCACAGCCGCCAGCGCGGCCTGTGCAAGTCGAGTTGCGAACAGAATAGCATCCTCCGGAGGCTTCGTCCCAAAAGACTCCCACTGGACACCCATCTTCACCGGAGTACCCTGCCGGGTAAAGTTGCAGTTGTGGATTTGGATGCCTCCATCCTCCGAAAACTGCGCCTGCAACGCATCCAGCGCCGCACCGTACACCCTCACATTGACCTTCTTCATCATGCACCCTCCTCTTCATCAACGACCCGGTACCCATTGTACACGAAGCTCTCTGCCACATCGGCGGCCAGCTGCATCCAGCGTGCAAACCGGAGAGTCTCCTCCGGGGTCATGTCGTCCCGGTGGGTCCAGCTCACACCCAGCTTCACCTCCGGACGGCCCAGCAAAACGGAGTTCCCCGTCTCGCAGATCTTCACCCCGCAACCCGCGGGGAATCCCGCCTGCAAGACCTCCAGCGCCGTGCGGTACTCGCTGTAGTTGACTTTCTTCATCGTTACCACTCTCCTTTCTCAGCGGCCTCACGGATTGCCCGTTCTTCCTTCTCCTCGTCGTAGGCCGCTGCAAACATCTTCAGCGCACCAGCCCGGGTAACAGGCCCGAACTCCTTCACATAGTAGGCGAACACCCGCTCGTCCCAACACTCGACGTACCCATCGCCGCCCTCGTTGTATTTTGTCTTGGCCAGCGCGATGAACTCCTCGTAGGTCAGATTCTTCTTTGCCATGATTCAGTCCTCCTTCACCAAAATCAGCATCTTGATCACGCGGTTCCACTGCTCCTGCGTGAGGCGGCCTCCGTTATTCACAACAGCCTGCGCGGCAGCGATTTCCTGCTGCATCTCGGCCTTGCTCATCTCGTTCAGGTTCTTCATTTTTCGTTTATCTCCGTTGCTTTTTACTCCGGAACCCTTCCGGTGGCTGTATGTTACCTCTGCGCAAAGACAAAGTCAAGTTGTTTTTGATTTATTATTTAATTTCTTTTTGTTGTTGACTTTTGCCCCGGCAAGTCATATCCTTGTGACAGAAAGGAGTGACCCGAGATGCCCACATCCAGCCGTGTAAAGGCTCTTCTGGAGCTGACCGAGACCGACCAAAACACCTTCGCCGCAGCCTTTGGCATGACCACCCCGCAGGCCATGAACAACAAGCTGCGCCGGGATAGCTGGTCAGCAAAAGACCTCGCCCGGGTAGCCGCGATCTGCGGCGCAAAGCTGGCGTTCATCCTCCCGGATGGCAGCCAGCTCATCCTTGCACCCGAAGAATAACAGCTACACCCGCAAAAGCCCGCCTCAGGGAGAAGCGATTCTCTCATGGGGCGGGCTTTTCAAATCGTAACGGTTTTGGGGATGAAGCTGTGGTACGATAGCAGACAGAATACACCGCGCACCCGGTGTCAGAGAGGTGCAGGGGCATCACGCACGGCAGCGTGTCAGAAACCGCCGTAAGCCCCCACAGGAGGAACAGATGAGACGAGAGGACCTGAGAGCCATCGAGGGCATGACCGAGGAACAGGTAGAGGCCGTCATGCGGCTGCACGGACAGGACGAAGCGGCCCACAACGCCACGGTGCAGGGGCTGCAGGCGCAGCTGGCCAATGTGCAGCAGAGCCTCGCCGCCTTTGATGGCGTAGACGTCAACGACCTGCGCAGCCAGATCACCAGCCTCACCACCCAGATGCAGACGCAGGCGGCAGAGTACGCCTTCAACGACGTGCTCCGCAGCGCGGCCCGGGAGGCTGGTGCGCTGGACGAAGCGGACGTGATCGCTCTGCTGCCGGACAAGACGGTGCTGCAGGCCAGCAAGAACCAGACCGAGGACGTCAAGGCCGCCTTTGCAGCTCTCAAGACCCACAAGCCCTATCTGTTCGCCGTATCCCCCGCCCCCGAGGGCGGACAGCCGCAGCAGGGCGCGGCGGAGACAAACCCCATCGTCATCCCCAAGCCCCGTGCGCAGGGCGGCAGCGCACAACCTACACTGGCCGAGTTTCTGAACATGACCGGCGCGGAACGCATGGCGCTGCGCACCCGGAACCCGGCTCTCTTCCAGCAGCTCTCGGCACAGCTCCGGGCTGCACGATACTAACGAGGTAACAAACTATGCCCATCTCCGGCACCTTTGGCGGCTTTCCGTTTGACCCCGAAGTCTATCAGGGCTTCGTGGATCAGGAGGCCACCTTCTCCGACTCCATTCTCGCTTCCGGCATCCTCGCCCGTGACCAGTCTTTGGCGACCTCGCTGGACAATGGCGGTGTGCAGGGCACCATCCGCTTTTACAATCCCCTTGACCCCGACAAGGACGCCCCTCTGGTGCGTGACGGTGAGACCGACAACGTGCCCACCGAGGTATCCGGTGGCAAGCAGAGCTGGATCCGCATCGACCGTATGAAAGCTTGGAAGGCCACCGAGCTGACCCGTGAGCTGACCGCAGCCGACCCGATGGCCGCTGTGGCCCGCAACACCGGTCGCTACTGGCGGATGTACAAGCAGGGCTTGCTGATCAAGATGGTCAACGCCGTGCTGGGCGCTTCCGGCCTCGAGAAGCACAGTCTGACCATCACCAAGGGTGGCGTCACTGCCAACCAGCTCATCGATGTGCAGCAGGCTGCGCTGGGTGACATGGCGGGCAAGTTCGGCCTGCTGGTGGTCAACTCCAAGATCTACAGCGAGTACCAGAAGCTGGGCCTGTTGAGCTTCAACAAGTACGTCATCACCAACGTGCTCCAGAAAGAGGTCAGCCTGCCCACCATCAACGGTCTGGTGGTCGTCGTGAACGACCGCGGCACCGATGACGGCACCAGCTACAACAGCTTCCTGTTCGGTCAGGGTTCCGTGCTGACCGCCGACCCCAAGGTCATCACCCCGGACTACACCGAGTACAATGCGGCCAAGGCAGGCGGCACGGACATCCTGTACAACAACCGCGCTTTCATCCTGCATCCCAACGGCCTGAGCTTCGACGCCGACGGCATCGACAAGGAGACCCCCACCGACGCCGAGTTTGCCACCACCGGCAACTGGAAGCTGAAGTTTGACCACAAGAACGTCCGTATGGGCAAGCTCAGCATCCCCAAGGCGAACTTCACCGAGGAGTAAGTCATGGAGAGCTGGCTGACCTTTGCCGACTATCAGAGCCAGCACCCGGACGCCTCGCTGACGGAGTCGCAGTTCGAGCTGCTGGCCCGGGACGCGGCGCTCTTCATCGAGAACGCTACCCGTTGGTGCGCTTCCCTCGCCCAGACCGACGGGGAGAAAGCCCTGCTGAGTACCTGTCAGGCCCAGCTCGTCGAGCTGGCCGCCGGCGTCGAGACCGGATGGGACGGCGTGACCAGCGTGAACAACCACGGCTACACCGAGAGCTATGCCTCCGGCATGGACGTCCAGAAGTACCTCGGTGAACAGCAGCTGGCCATCGTCCATCGGACGCTCAGTGCTCCGGCCACCCGCTGGATGCTCTACGCGGGCAGCGGCGTCAGCCGACCGCCCCGCCGCAGGTAGGAGGTGTGATATGCGCTCTCCTCTCCATGCCGGTCAGAGCATCCGGCTGACACACACGGTGCGCAAGGGTACCGTCACCAACAGCTACACCGTCGTCCTCTCGCGAGTGAGCTGTCATGAGTCGGACAGTGTACTCCCCTCCTCCCCGGGCTTTTCCCACTCCGGGGGACGCATCGGCGCGACCAGTGTCTGCATCTTTACCGGATGGAGCAAGGCAGCCCCCGCAGACGCCCCGGAGCAGGCCGCAGACGCCGCCGGGCAGTTTCTCACCCCGGAGGCTTTCAGAGCCGCAGACGAGGCTGTCCGGGCCGCTGGCTGGACGCTGGCGCTGGAGGATAAAGTCCTGCTGCCCAGCGGGCGAACAGGTACCGTCACCAGCATTCAGGACAACCGCAGCGGACGCTGCCCGCACTGGTACGTGGAGGTGAGCTGATGAGCGACCCCATCTCTCTCCACGTCAAGCTCGGCCCTAACTTTGAGCAGCGGTACGATGCTGCCTTCGCCCGGCTCCAGAAGGAAGCCGACGCCGAGTGGATACGGCTGATGAAGCCCTATATCCCGAAGCGCACCGGCGCACTCGTGGGCAGCACCGACACCCATACCGTGCTGGGCAGCGGACAGGTCGTGCAGGCCACGCCCTACGCCGCCGCCCAGTATTACCGCCTGCCCCTCGGGCAGGGCGTCCGGGAGGACGGACGCGGGCCGCACTGGGGCGAGCGCTGTGCCAACGACCATCGGGAGGATTTCGGCAGCTTTGTGAAAAAGCGTGCTGGGGAGGTAACGAAATGAGCCAGACCCCCATCGTGAAAGCCATGCTGGACTGGCTGGCCTCCTGCCCGCTGGTCAGCGATTACAACGATGGCGATGTTGCCTTCTCCATCGAGTATCTGGGCGCAGAACCGGCGCAGTTCTCGCTTGAGGTGTCCCCCAGCGCTCCCACCATCGAACAGTACATCTCCGGCAGCCTCCGGGCGCGGAATTTCGTGCTGGCCTCCCGGATGATCTACTCGCAGGACGAGGCCCAGCAGGCTGCAAACAGCGGCTTCTGGGAAGAGTTCAGCGACTGGGTGGAGTCCCAGTCCCGCCGGGGCGAGCTGCCCCTTCTCGGCCCGGGCAAAAAAGCCGAGAAGGTGGTATGCCTTTCCCCCGGGTACATCATCGGGCAGGACGCCAACACCTGCCGCACCCAGATGCAGCTTCAGCTTCAATATTATCAGGAAGGATGATAAGCCTATGACCGTATCAGAAACGCTGGCGGGCATCAAGAAGAAGTTTGGCTTCGAGCCCAGCGCCGGGTATAAGGGTACCGAGGACGCCAACGACTTCATCTTTGCCATCCAGACCGACAAGACCACTCAGACCAAGAAAAGCCAGTGGATCGTCGCCGCCGAGCGCGTGAAAGAGCACTCCGGCTCTCTCAACGCCTCCACCGAGGACGTCAACTTCATCCGCGCCTCCGCCACCACCAAGGGCACCACCCAGCGCACCTTCTCCATCAACGGCAACCGCTGCGTGGGCGATGCATTTCAGGATTTTCTCCTGAGCCACAAGATCGTGTTCGGCTCCGGCTCGGACGTGGTGGTGCCGTATATCTATTTCAGCGCCCGCACCGGCAAGGGCGAAGTCGGCGAATGCGTCCTTATCGTCACCTCGGACGTGGGCGGCAGCGCCGGCGCAGCCGCCACCTTTGCCTGCGATGCCAAGGGCATCGAGACCCCGGAGGAGTTCGATTACCTCAAAGAGGAGAACTCCACGTCTCTGGTTGGCGACGCCGTGGTAGGCTCTGCCACCGTAGGCGTATAACCGAAAGTTACAATGCAATACCGCCCCTGTCGCCTACCGGCAGGGGCGAATTTTATAGGAGGTCAACATGATCATTTGTGGTCAGGAGTTCGCATTTTCGGCGCTCAACGCCAACGACGTGGAGCGAATGGAAACGGCGCAGAAGCACCAGCAGGAGGCCAACGCCGCCGAACAGGAGCGCTACACGGCGGAAAACGTCTCCTATCCCGGCATCCTGCGCAGCCAGTGCCGGATGATGATGGATTATCTGGACGAAGTTCTGGGCAAGGGCGCATCGGAGCGCCTGCATCTGGACGACGGCGACTTCGGAGCGGTGCTGAAGGTCTGTGAGAGCTTCAAGCAGGCCATCGCCGCAGAGAAAGCCGCCATCAACGGCCAGCTCTCCGCATCTTTGGAGACACCCCGCAACCGTGCCGAGCGCCGTGCAGCGGCCCAGAAGGTCACCTCCGGCAGGGTCGTCCCCCTGTCGCCCGTTGTTCTGCCCACGGCGCAACCCGAAGCAACTGCCGAACAGGTCAAGGCAGCGCTGCCGCAGGCGATGGCGTTTCTCTCCACCCCGGAGGGCGTAAAGATGATGCAGTACTTTATGACCACCTACAAGAACGGCGCAGAGAATGTCTGACCTTCTGCTGGACGAGCTGCCCGCCGTATGGGACGGACGAGCGATCGACCCGGACTTCCGGCACATGGTCTGGCTCAGCAACCGCATCCAGCGCAGGGTCGAGGAGGGCGCAACGTGGGATTTTCTGCGGGAGGCCTTCGGGCGTTTTTACCGGGAGCCGGTCCTCCTGTCCGACCTCGGAGACGCATACCAGAGCCTCTGCCGCTTTTACGCAGGCATCCCCAATGAACTGGGAAACGGCGATGGCGGAAGCGGCAGCGGAGAACTGACCTGCGACTACCACTGCGATGCCCCTTACCTCGTCGCCGCGTTCCAGCAGGCATACGGCATCGACCTGACCACAGCGAAGATGCACTGGTGGAGGTTCAGGGCCTTGTTTGCCGCCCTGCCGGAGGACACCCGGATGTTTCAGATCCTACACGCCCGGAGCGTTGACCTGTCAAGGCTGGAAGGTGCCGAACGAGAGCACTACGCCCGCATGAAAGAAATGTACGCCCTGCCCTCCGGGCTGGAAGGAGTGAGACCCATCCACAGTGTCAAGGACCACGACGAAAGCTTCCTCGAGCGTTTCCGGCCTCGGGAAGGATAACACCCGCGCCCCTGTCCGCTGCCCCCTGTGCGGCCATCCGCTGGCCGTCTGGGCAGCATCCGAGGCCCACGCCCGGGGGCTGTGGGTCAAATGCAAGAACCCCGCCTGTAAGCGGGAGGTAGAGATAAAACTTTAAGCCTGTGCCCTTGTGCCCGCGCTCCCGAATGAGAGGTGGACACAATGGCAGACTATACCGTCACCGGCGACACCCGGCTTGACACCAGCGGCTTTACTAAGGGCATCAGCTCCATGACTGTGGCGGCAGGCAACCTAATCTCGGGTCTGGTCTCCACCGCCACCAGCAAGATGGCCGGGCTGGCCAAGTCCTCGGTCAGCGTCGGTATGAGCTTTGAGGCGTCCATGTCTCAGGTGGCCGCCACCATGGGCAAGAGCACCGAGGAGATCGAGAGCCTGACCAAAGTCGCCAAAGAGATGGGCAGCTCCACGAAATTCTCCGCTACACAGGCTGCGGACGCCCTGAACTACCTCGCTCTCGCCGGTTATGATGCCGACAAGGCCGCCGAGGTGCTGCCCTCGGTGCTGAATCTGGCTGCCGCAGGCGGCATGGACCTCGCCTATGCTTCTGACCTCGTCACGGACGCGATGGCCTCCCTGAACATCGAGGCCAACAAGAACAATGTAGACGCCTTCGGAAACAAGCTGGCCATGGGCGCCAGCAAGGCCAACGCCACGGTCGCTCAGCTGGGCGAAGCCATCCTGACGGTCGGCGGCACTGCCGCCAACCTCAAGAACGGCACCACGGAGCTGACCACAGCACTCGGCCTGCTGGCAAACGTAGGCCTCAAGGGCGCGGAGGGCGGCACCCACCTGCGCAACATCATCCTGTCGCTGCAATCCCCCACCGATGACGCCGCGAAGCTCATACAGCAGCTGGGTCTGCAAGTCTACGACGCGCAGGGCAATATGCGGGACCTCGACGAGATTCTGGGCGACCTGAACACCCGCATGGTCGGCATGACGCAGGGTCAGAAGGACAGCATCATCAATCGGCTGTTCAATAAAACCGACCTCGCAGCCGTCAACGGCCTGCTGGCCGCGCAGGGCGAGCAGTGGGATTCTCTCGCCGCACAGATCGACGCGGCGGGCGGAGCAATGGAGCAGATGGCCGAGACCCAGCAGGACAACCTGCAGGGCGTCATGACGTCCATGAGCTCCGCCTTTGAGGGTTTGCAGCTGGCCGTATACGAGCGGCTGGAGCCTGCACTGACGGACGCGGGCAGCTGGGGCGTCGAGTGCATCCGCACCCTGACCGACGCTCTCAGCAACGGCGGCCCCGAAGCGATGCTGTCCGCAGCGGGCGGCATCCTCTCTGATTTAGCCGCAGGCATCGTGGAGCAGCTGCCCGGGCTGGCAGCCGCCGGCGTGGACGCCATCACCTATCTGGCGCAGAGCCTCATAGCAGCTACACCGGAGATGCTGTCCACCGGCGCTTCCATCATCGGCGCACTGGTGGACAGCCTGAGCTCCGCCCTTCCCCAGCTTCTGCACACCGGCATCGAGATGCTCTCCCAGTTGGGCGAGGGCCTTGTGCAGGGCATCCCGGAGCTGCTGACGCAGGCGCTGCCCATCGTGGCCGACCTTGCCAGCGGCCTCCGCGAGAATGCCGGGAAACTGGTGGACGCGGGCATCGAGTTCATTTTCAACCTGATGCAGGGCCTGATGGACGGTCTGCCCACCCTCATCGAGTATCTGCCCGGCATCGTCTCTGACCTTGCGGGCATCATCAACGATAACGCCCCCAAGCTCCTCGCAGCGGGTGCCCACCTCATCGTCATGCTGGGCGAAGGCCTGCTGGAGGCATTGCCCACCATCATCCAGAACATCCCTCAGATCTGCAAGGCCCTCTTCGACGTGTTCACCGCCTTCCGCTGGCTGGACATCGGCAGCCAGATCGTATCCGGTCTGTGGAACGGCCTGAAGTCCGGCTGGACGGGTCTCATCTCGAAGGTGCAGGGCCTCGCCCAGCAGCTGCCCGACATCGTGAAGAAGGTGCTGGGCATCCACTCGCCGTCTCGAGTGTTCTCCGAGATCGGTATGCAGACCTGTGCCGGTCTAGCGCAGGGCATGACACTGGGCAACGCCAAGGTCAAAAAAGCTGCCAGCGAGGTGCTGGCCTCCGTCACCGAAACCGCGACCCAGATCACCGACGGCGTGACCCGCACGGTGGAGACCACGACCCAGCGGATGGCCGATGGTGCCACCAAGCAGGCCCAGACCATCACCTCCACCAGCCGCCAGATGGTGGACGGCGTGCTCAAGGACATCAAGACCGTCGAGACCGTCGCGGCAGACGGCAAGCGGACGGTCAGCCAGACTATGGAGACTGTCCGGGATGTGGTGGGCACCGTGACGGCCACCACCACGGCCCTCGCGGACGGGGTCAAGACCACCACCCAGACCGTGACCAAGACCCTCGCGGACGGCACCACCGAACAACAGCAGGTCATCACCCAGACGCAGGACAAGGTCATCGACGGGGCACTCCGCACGGTGGAGACCGTCAAGACCATTGCCGCCGACGGCACCGAGCAGGTGGCCGAGACCATCAAGGACAGCGCCGCCAAGACACTGGACGGCCTCTGGTCTGAACTCAAAGACCGGGCCAACGAGGGCATCCTCGGCACGGTGGGCACCCTGTGGGACGCGGTAAAGAGCGGAGACTGGCTTTCCATCGGCAAGTGGGCGGCATCCGCCCTCTACGCGGGCCTCACCGCCGACCAGAAGCAGCAGCTCTCCAGCTTCGCCCTGAGCATGGTGGACGGGCTGAACGGCGTCCTCGGCGACGCGGCGGGCAGTCTGGCGCAGGCGGCGTGGAGCATCGGCCAGAGCCTTTTTGAGGGGATCACCGGAAAGTTCGGAGACATATCCTCCATGGCCGTTAAGATGGGCGGAACCCTGAAAAGCGTCTTCGGTGCCCTCAAAACCCCGCTGGCCGCTGCGGCCAAGGCCATCAGCACCGGACTCTCCGGCGGCCTCATGAGTATGTTCCCCGCCATCTACGCGGGCTTCGCCGGCATGATCGGCACCATCGGCGCTGCCGTCGAAGGAATGCTTATCGCCGTCAGCGCAGCGCTGGAATCCACCCTCTTCGGCATCCCGGCGGGCCTCGTGGTGGCCGCTGCCGCTGTCGCTCTGGGCGTCGCCATCGCAGCCATCGTGTCCAAGCTGGGCGGGAGCCACCGCAGTTCCGGCGGCTCTGGCGGCAGCGGTGGAAGTGGCGGCAGCTCCGGCCTCGACCTCGACACCCCCAGCATCACCGATGAGTCGAACAAGCTCACCGACACCATCGACGCCAACACCGACCAGCTCACCGAGATCAACAAGAGCCTCGCTAAGCTGGTCAAGAGCGCCAACGCCCTTGTCCTCAGCGACAACGCGGCCGTGAGCAGCCGGGTGGCTGCATCCGGCACGGCGCAGATCGCCGCTGCGGCCAGAAGCTACCGCGAGGGCGACACCAACATCACCCAGAACATCTACAGCAGGGCCCACACCGCCGCCGACCTTCAGCGCGAAGCACGCTGGGAGGCCGACCGCGCCAAGGCCGAGAAACACTGAAAGGAGGTCATCCACTCGTGCGCAAAGACCATCTCCGCCTCGTGACGGACGCCGGGGCCGTTCTCGACCTCGGCTGGGACTACGGCATCCCCTACCAGATGGACAACCTCTCGGGCGTGGATGTCACCCTCAAGACGGCGCAGGGCGTCAACCAGCAGGGTGTCACCGTGGAAGACCAGAGCGTGGAGGGCGTCACCCATGAGGTCATCGCGGACTTCTGGGGCGCAGACGGCGAGGCGCAGGCTGACCGCTTTTTGCAGCTGCTGCCCTTCTTCACCTCGGGCACGGCCTACTTCGGGGACAAATACTTCGCCCGCTTTTTCCTGCAAAAGACCCCCTACACCGTCCAGCTCCACCCGTACCCCCGCCTCGACTTCATGCTCTACCGCCCGAAGCCCTACTGGTACAGCCTTAGCGAGGAGCGCGCCGAGATGGGCGGCTTCATCCCGCGCTTCTCGTTCCCAGTCTGCTACGACAGCCACCAGTACAGCGAGTGGCGGCAGAGCTACTTTCTCAACATCCGCAACCCCGGGGCGCTGCCGGTGCCCTTCACGGCCAAGCTCCGCTCCACCGGGCTTGTGGTCAACCCCGCCATCCGCAACTCCGTTACCGGGGAGCACATCGGCTTCGACACTACGCTCAAAGCGGGTGAGGTGCTGGAGATCTACCGCACCACCACCGACCGTCTGGCCGTCAAGCTCACCCGGGACGGCACCGAGTCCAACGCCTTCGCCCTGCTGGACGAGGACTCCGACCTCACCGAGCTGCACCCCGGGGACAACGTCCTGACCGCCGACGCCGACAGCGGCAAGGCGGGCCTGCAGGTCAGTGTGAGCTTCTACCCGATGGTGGTTGGAATTCTGCCTGAGGTGATGAAATGACCTTTGACGTACTGGACGAAACCACCCTTGCACGCCTCGGGAACATCGGCGTATGGGTGTCGGTGTACTGGGATGAGCCGTACAACTCCGAGGGCAGTTTTACCCTCGAGGTGCGGCCTACACCCGAGAACATGGAGCTGCTGCGGGAGGGCCGCTGGCTCGTCCGCACCGACGCCGTGACCAAAGTGCCCATGCGCATCTGCCATCGCTCCAACGAGAACGAGGACGCCAACCTCGTCGTCACCGGCTATCCGGCCACGTGGATCTTCACCAAGCGGGTCAGCGTCTCGGCCATCAAGAAGGAGAACGCCGAGACCGCCATGCTGGCCCTCGCCAAGGCAGCGGCTCCGTGGCCCAAGCTGGAGGTGGCCGAGCCGAAGGGCTTTGACACCACCTTTGAGCAGCAGACCAGTGGCGCGACCCTGTTTGACTATTTCAAAACGGTGGGTGCAGCCTGCGACCTCGGCTTCCGGGTCGTCCTCATGGGTAAAAACAGCGCGAAAAAACTAATGTTCGAGGTCTGGCGGCCCACCGCAGACCCCAACAACCGCTTCTCGCCCAAGTGGGGCAGCCTGCGGGAAGCCAGCTGGGCCTTCGGCGACGGTAGCTATGCCAACGTCGCCCTCGTGCTGGGGGCGGGCGAGGGCGAGGAGCGGGCCATGGTCTGGGCAGGCGACACCGAGGCTGAAGGAGCGGAGCGCCGGGAGATGATCGTGGACGCCCGGGACATCCAGCCGGACAAGGACAGCGGCGAGACGGTCAAGAGCGACAGCTACCTCCAGAAGCTGGCCGACCGGGGCGCGTCGAAGCTCCTCGAGCAGCTGCGCACCGGCAGCATCGAGATGACACTGGACGCCGACGGCCTCGAGCCGGGCGACGTCTGTTTCTGCTCTCTGCCGGATCTCGGCTACAAGGCCACCGTCCGGGTGGCCGACATCATCATCCAGAGCCAGACCGATGGCACTACCCGCACTGCGCGGCTGGGCACACCGGTCTGGCACAAGAGCTAGGAGGCGATATTTTGAGCACCGCAGGCATCGTGACCTACCCTCTGGAAGGCGCCACCTACGACGCCGAGGACGCTGCGGCCTACTTTTCCACCCGCACCAGCGGCGTCTTCTCCACGGAGGAGGACTTCGCCGTGGCCCCGGCAGAGGGCACCAGCGTGACCGTCAGCGGAGGCCGGGCGTGGCTGCATCCCAGTCGTTGGGTCGGATTCAGCGTCACCGCCCGGGAGGACACCACCCTCACCCTCCCGCAGGCGGACAGCTATCTTCCCCGCATCGACCGCATCGTGCTGCGGTACGACGCCACCAGCCGCACCACCACACTACAGGTCTTACAGGGGGCCGCAGGCTCCTCGCCAACGGCCCCGGACATCTCCCGCACCGAGATGGTCTACGACCTCTGCCTCGCCGAGGTCGCACGACCGGCGGGGCAGACTTCCCTCACCACCGCCGACATCACCGACACCCGCGCCGACGCCGCCCTCTGCGGCCTCATGCGGGACGGCGTCACCGGCATCCCGGTAAATGCGCTGGGCGCACAGGCGCTGGCAAAGGCCAAGGAGACGGCGGCGCTCTGTGATGCACTGCTGCAAAGCTACACCGGCGGCTATCTCGGCATCTGGCCCGTCACCCTGACGACCAGCGGATGGGCGAAGTCCACCGACCTTCCCAGCTACCCCTACAAGCAGACCGCCGAGCTTCGCGCCGCCCGAGAGTCCAGCAGACCCGAAGCCGTGCCCGCCCTCGACAGCTTCAACACAGCCATCGCGGCAGGCATCGCAGGCGTATGCGAGACGAAGGACGGCACGATCACCTTCTGGGCCGAAGAGGTGCCGGAGCAGGACATCCTGATGCAGGTGACGCTGCTGGGAAAAATGACCGCAGAAAATCAACAGGAGGCATGATATGAGTTTGTCTTATACCCCCAATTCGTGGGTCGAAAAAAAGACCAAGATCCACGCCGAGGACATGACCCGCATCGAGCAGGGCATCCAGACCGTGACACAGGCGGTCAATGCGCTACCGTCTAGTCCTGCTTCCGCCAGCAGCGTCCTCACCCCCGAGCAGTTCGGCGCGGTGGGCGACGGCGTGGCGGATGATACGGAGGCTCTGAAAGCCGCTATTCAGGCGGCGAGTGAGCAGAAACAGCCGCTGGAGCTGACGCCCGGCGCGACCTATCGCTTTACGGAAGTGCTGAACCCGAAAGACAATCTGACCATCCACGGCAACGGCGCGGCACTGCTGAGTGACGTCCAGTGGGCAAAGCAGGAGCAGGACCGCCCCGGCATCTTTGTCATTGGCAGGTCCAACACTGACCTCGTGCAGCACATCCGCATCGAGGGCCTGACCTTCCGTGCGGCGGACACCTGCCAGACGAACACTATGCTGCGATTTCAGCGCTGCGCTGACGTGGAGGTCAGGGACTGCGTCTTCGACTGCGACATCAACACCCAGAACCGTGGCTGTATGGACTTGTACGGCGTTAACCATGATTTCCTCTTCGAGAACGTCGTCTTCCGGCAGCTGAGCGCCTGCAAGGAGGGCGGCGTCTGGGTGCGCAACTGGCTGAGGGACTATGGTTCTTCGAACATCCGCTTCCTGCATTGCGACTTCTACAAGGCGGGCGGCGATGAAGTTCTGGGTGTCTGGGGCTGGGGCGGCACCATGGAGCATGTCCTCATCTCGGGCTGCAACTTCTACGATGTGGACGACGAAAAATACCGTGCCCGAGGGTTCTACCCTGCGTGGTTCATCACGCTGGGCCAGAGCGGCAACCGCACCGATGTCCGGATGGAGAACTGTATTGTTCAGGTAAAGCGCTGCAACGCGCTGTTCCGCATGGTAGGCGATGGTACCCATACCGTGGTGGACAACTGTGACCTCTACTTAGAGCGGCCTGACGATATGGAAAAAGCGGATGCATATAAGGGTGCGAACCCTCTGCTGGCGCAGGGCAATGGCCGCACCGATGGCAGTACGGCCATCCAGAACTGCCGCATCCGCCTGAAGGGAGACGGCGGAAGACGCATCTGCTACCAGATGGGCGCTCTGCGGAACAATTACTTCGATGTAGAGTGCGGGTACGGACCTTCGAGTACCAAAGAGGTCGTCGGCAACATCTTCCACGGCTCTCTGTACGGCCTTTTCTGGGACTGCGACATCGTCCGAGACAATGTCGTGGAACTCACGAACTCGGGCGCTGGATGGATGTCCGGCGCAGGCGAGGTCGTCGGCAACCAGATCAAAATGGAGATCACCGCAGACGCACAGGGCGGCGCTATCTTCCACAACAACTGGGGTAAAGGCACCATCCGGGACAACAAGTTTGACCTGACCTTCACCCAAGAGTGTGATGTGCGCCAGTACGATATGCGCGGCGGCCCCCAGTACGTGCAGAACAACATCATTAACGTCAAGGGCGCACGCTACAACTACCTGCAAAGCGCCATCAGCGGCCTTATCTATCGCAAGAACAATTTCTTCAACAACGCGCCGGAAAAGCTTTTCGAGTGTACCGGCGTCGCTTTCGATGAAGAGACCCGCATGGAGCAGTACAAAAAGCATACCCGTCTGGGCGTGACCATTTCCCCCGAAAACTGCACCGACCCCGTCGTCTATACGTGGGAGGATGCGGACGGTGTTCTGGACGCCGGAGAGTACGGCGCATACCGCCCGCTGAAGGACGGCACGGCCAACGTCACGGTTTCCTGCGGTATGTTCTCGGCGTCCCAGAAGATCACTGTGAAGCTGATCCCTGTGCCCTGCGAGGACCTGAAACTGAGCCGCGTGACCGCCAAGTGCGGCAAGGGGATGAGCACCTATCTCAAGGCCTTCCCGCAGCCCTACTGGACGACCGACGACGTCGTCTGGACTTCGGATGCGGAGGATGTGGTCACGGTCACGCAGGACGGCGTGGTATCCGCTCTCAAGACTGGCACGGCCAACATCACGGTGACCTGTGGCAGCTTTACCGTCACCTGCGCGGTGAATGTGGTGGAGGTTTCGGAACTGCCCACCTACACCGAGGGCGAATGGGCACTGGACAACACGGTCGCCTACATTCCCATGCCCAACCTTGAGGCAGAACACACCCTGTACGCAGCCTTTGACGTGGACACGGACTGCGTCGATGCGGGCGAAGAGATCCCCATCATTTCCAGCCTGCTCAGTGGGCAGACCGGGCAGGAAGCCATCAAGCTGGCATTCGGTGCGAGTGGCAAGAACTACAAGACCGTCCGCTGGTATACGACCAGCAACGAGGCGGACAGCAACGGCAGTACAACACTCTACAGCGTGCCTTATGTCAACACCGGCTTCAAGGAGGACGAACCGGCATCTACTGCATTCCTCTACCTGATGAGCGGCGTTGCCAACCCGAGCGGCGCTGTCATCTGGGCTTCGCAGACCTCCACCGTCAAGGCTGCACCGAACAGCGGAATCCTGAGCTTCAACGTGCAGACCAGCGCAGACGACACGCCCATCACCAGCTTTACCAGCGGAGCCGCGCTGGCTGCGGCACTGGCCTCCGGCAGTGTCCACGCCACCAAGGCCACCGGCTTTAAGCTGCGGGAACTCATCCTGTATACGAACTCGTCTTACACCACGCTGGACGAGGTCAAGAAGTACCGCGAGAATGCCGAGATCGACCTGCGCTTCGATGCTGACGGTCATCCGCTCAACGCGGGCACGGCAGGCGATTTCATCATCGCGGACAGCAGCGCAGGCGAGGTCATCCCGGTCAGCAGCGTTACCCTGAACAAGACTACGCTGTCTCTGACCAAGGGCGGCACGGATACCCTGACGGCCTCCGTCCTGCCCGCTGAGGCCACCGAAAAGACCGTGACGTGGAGCGTATCGCCGGAAAATGTCGTGACCCTCTCGGGCACCACCGGCAGCAGTGTCACCGTGACTGCGGCGGCTGCGGGAAAGTGCACCATCACGGCTGCGGCGGGAGGCAAGACCGTCACCTGCGCGGTGACTGCGGTGGAAGTCTCTTCCGGTGATTCTGACCCTGTACCGGTCTTCTCTCTGCCGAAGACAGAATTCACTCCTGAAAACGCAACGGTCGTGGATACCGGCATCAAGCCGTTTGAATCGGCAGACGGGGCAAAGGATTACACCATCATCATTTCCCAGAGACCGCACTCTACAACGAATATCAGTGCGACCGATAGATATTGTCTGCTGCACTGCATGGACGAGACCGACCCGTATCCCGGTCTCGCTATTGCCGGTAGTGGTGAACGGTATAATATCAGCGCATTCGAGCACAGGACAACTACACTGATTGCGAGGGCTATCGGCTTCGACATCTACAATACTTACGTGTTTGCCCTTCGGGTCTCCGGTAAGCGTGTGTGGGCGAAAGTTTATAACGCAAACCATAAATCCTACATCGAAAGTAAGGGCTGGGTAGAGATTGCCAATTACGCCGCGGTGGATAAGTCCCTGCTCATTGGCGGCTATCAGGCCAGCAACGGCACCAAGGGCCGCTTCTGGGACGGCACAGTGGATTTCTGCAAGATCTACGACAAGCTGCTGACCGAAGAGCAGATCAACAAGATCATGGCAGGTTAAGGGCGCAGGAAGCATAAGGAGAACGGAATATGGCATTAGGTTCTGTAAGTATCCCTCCCTTCACTCGGGCGGAACTCGTGCGCCTGATAAACCAGAAGTCGTACCCGGATGGGCAGCTGGTGTACACGGCCCGCGCAACTTTCAGCTACAAAAGCAGCGAAATCCTGACCCTCCCCGCAACGGTCGATTATGTGAAGCTTTCGGGTGGCTCCTATGACTCGTGGGTGCAGGACAGCTACCATGTCCCCGAGGGGACAAAGCTGACCAGAGGAAGCTCCTTCCGCACCAATACGGGCAGCTATTACGCCAAAATCACCTTCAGTGAGGACGGAACGCTACGCTTTGATGGGTACGATGCCTCAAGCAAAACCTACACTGCATCCTTCAACGTCGAGGGCTACCACTACTACTGACAAAAACGAAAAGCAGCCCCGGGGTGGAGCTGCAAAAGAAAGGTCGTGACTTTTATGTCGATTCGTGAATACAGCCTCAGCCGGGACTCCACCCGGCAGCTCTCGCCCAGCTTCAAGGTGCGGGAGTTCGGCTGCAAGGGCAGCGACGTCGTGCTCCTCGACGAGGAGCTTGTGGTGCTGCTCCAGTGCATCCGGGAGCACTTCGGAAAGCCGGTGCATATCACCAGCGGCTACCGCACCGCCGCCCACAATGCCGCCGTAGGCGGCAGCAAGTCCAGCCAGCACCTGCTGGGCCGGGCGGCAGACTTCTACGTCGAAGGTGTGGACGTGACCACTGTGGCCGCCTACGCCGAGACCCTGCTGCCCGGGCGGGGCGGCATCGGGCGCTACCCGAAGGACGCAAAGCACCCCACCCGCAAGACCGGCTGGGTGCACATCGACACCCGGGCGAACAAGAGCCGGTGGAGTATGTGAGGGGGTGATTCCGATGCAGTTCATCCTCGAATACTGGGCACAGTGGGCTTTCGCGCTGATGGGCGGGGCCGTCCTCGCAGCCATCCCCAAGATCAAAGCCCTCTGGCAGGCCGTGCTGGCCCTCCTGCACGACCGAATTTACACCGAGTGTTACCACTTCCTCAGCCTCGGCTATATCACCCCCGACGGCCTGCGCAACCTCACTTACCTCTACAAGACCTATCACACGATGGGCGGCAACGGCACCGGCACGGAGCTGTACAACCGCGCCAAGGCCCTGCCTATCCACGACTGACCGCCCGGCCTCGCCGGGAGAAAGGACACACCATGAACGCACATATCACCACCACCCGCACCGTCTCCGCTGCCACCATCGCCCGCACCGCCGTGCTGGCTCTGGCCCTCATCAACCAGATCCTGAGTGCTCTGGGCAAGCCCGTGCTGCCCATCGAGAGCGCCCAGCTCGAGCAGCTCATCTCCACCGGCTTCACCACCGTGTCTGCGCTGGTCAACTGGTGGTTCAACAACTCCTTCACCAAGGAGGCCCTTCAGGCCGATGCCGAGTTTGAGCGCCTGAAGAAGAGTGTGCGCTGAGCGTCACACCTGCCTGCGCAGGCATCGTCCGTATCCCACATCCCTACACCGCGTACCGTGATATGGACAAATAATCCTTACAGCAAAGTCCGCCACCGTCTCTGTACTCGGGAGACGGTGGCGGGCCTTTATTTTTTGACGACTTTTCGCCCCAGCAAGACCCCGGGAAAACCCTGCTGCGGCCTACTTTTTCCTGACTACAATCCTGACTACAAATCACCCGGCAAAAGCAGGCAATATCCCGCAGTATCTGGCAGTATCCGACAGTCGCAAATAACAAAAAATCCACGAAACATCAATTTTTCATCGACATTTCGTGGATACATATTGGTGCGAGGGAGGGGATTTGAA